ATTATGATGTTCTCAAGACAAAAGCCATTTCTCTAAAAGCAAAATCCATGTCTGCTCCTGAATAGATATTCTGTGTCACATTGATTTCTTTTCCACCAACTGATCCTAGTTTATCATTTGGAGTAACAGAACTGCCTCGTGGAAGATTTAATAATTCTGGTCCTTGCTCCCCAACAAGTGCCATTCCACCCCTGAAATAATTAGTACCTTCGGCAAGTGGTGAGATTTTTGGCATTTGAGTGTAGCCCGGTACTTTGGCACCGACTTTATTTGCACCATCGATCAGACCATTGAAAAAGCCAATAACTGAATTGACCATACTTTTAATTGTTGAAATTATCGAGATTGAAACACCTTCAGTCTTGGATTGAATCCCACCCATGATTGAATCCCATGCTTTTTTCATGAGGTCTAAACCTAATTTAACTACAGCAAACACAATTTTTATATCTTTACCCCAACCCTCATTGAACCATTTACTAAAAGCTGCCAACATTGGTTTGATTACGAATTCAAAAACAAGAGCAAACACATTTTTGAGGACCATCAGAGCTACCTTGATAACCTCAAAAACAGTTTGCATAGGAGCAAAAACATTATTCTTCAAAAAGTCCCATACTCCTGCAACAATATCTTTAATCCCTAAAAAGTTATTATTCCAAGCTAAATAGAGCGCTGCTACGGCAAGACCAATGAGAAGAACAATGACTGTGAACGGTGAAAGTGCGAGCAAAATTGCACCGCCAAGCGTAACAATTGATGGAACTAAAAGCGTCATAATTGTACCTGCAATAATTGGAATCAACCCCTTGTTTTCCTTGAGGAACGGAATCAAGTTATTAGTTAAAAATCCAGAAAACCCTTTGACTGCATCAGTTGCACCCTTGAGTAATTCTGGAATATTAAATGTAGTGAATAATTCTTTTCCAATATCAGCCAACGTTTTCGTCACTGATTCGCTAAACGTAGACCATAAACCCATGACTGATTCAGACTGTAACGCCATTGCTCCATGGAACTTTCCACCCTCACCAGTTACTTTGGCAAGCGCTCCCTGCAAGATGGCAAAATCAACTTCACCAGCAGAGACTAATTCCTCAAACTGTTCCATTGTGACACCCATTACATCAGCAGTATCATTTCTCACACTAACCCAGCCAGCGCCGACCATTTCCATAAAGTCTCGTGAATCAGCTTTTCCTTTTCCATAAACCTGACTAATAGTGTTACCGATACGAAGCATTTCAGCTTGTCCTGAGCCAGAAGCAGATAAAGCATCCCCGAGCTTCAAAACGGTGTCTCTGGCAATCTCGGCACTCATTCCTGCACCGATCAACCGTTGATTCATTTCGATGAGTGGTTGAGAGTCAAAAGGAGTGGCAATAGCATCATCTTGAAGTTGTTTCACAAAAGCAGCAGCTTTTTCCTGAGAGCCAAGAAGTGTCGTAAATGCGATTGTAGATTGTTCAATTTTACCAAACGCTTGAATAGCTTTGATACCTATACCACCCAGAGCAACGCCAGCACCAAGTAGACCACCTGCAATAAATTGAGAGTTTTGAACTGTCTTTTGAGAGAAGCCACCGATCTTTTTTTCAGCATCATCCACACCTCTCGTATCGGACTCGATAATGATTTTTGCTTTTACTTGTGCATCTGAAATACTTGGCATACTACTAGTTTACTTCTTTTTCAATTTATTTACATTAGACTGCTCATGCAAAATTGCTAAATCAAGCATGACAACATCCCAAGGTGTAGCCATAAACTCCCACCATGTGAGGTGGAACATTTCTCTGTATCTCAATGATACAAGTTCTGGTGGCATTTCTGGAAGTGAGACTTTTTTACCGTTTTGAAGATCGTGCTCGGCGGAGAAATATAAAATTAGGTTTTTTTTTGCGTGGTTGTGAGCTTGTCAGACATTTTCTGAAGCTCTTTGAATGCTGTGGCGTCTTGAAGAACTATAAACCAATACTTCATTGGAATCATTCCAACAGTCTCTAAATTGATTGGTGCTTTTTCAGTACCCTTGGTGAAGTTCCAGTCAAAGAGAATTTTAACAATAACTTCAAAATTTTGAGTGGATTGGTCAGTGAGCTTTGAAATATCCATGACATCTTGTGTCATTAAATCTTCGTAAATCTCAACCCAAGCTTCTTCGGGTTCAGTCCAGAGGACAATTCTTTTTGTTTTTCGTTTTGCTAAAAGGTCTGGCATAAAGAAAGTATAACGCTTTTTAACCTGCTACACAAGAGGACTAGAATAGCACAGAAAGAAGATACAAAATGAGAAGAATACCGACTATAGTCCAGATCATATTATATTGTTGCAACTGCATTTAATACTTTAACGTCAAACATGGCGCCATCAGTTGCATCATATTGTCCAATGAGTTTACCTTCTGCATACAGAATCTCACCTGATTTCATTGGTACTGGATGCTCCTGAAACTTTGCAGAGTTGAGCGTGATTCTGAGTTCGTAACCAGTTTCCGAGAAATGACGGATAATCATTACTTTTTCAGCATTGGTCAAAAATCTATTCATGTCCTCAGGAGAATCAAAGAATTGTTTGAGTTCAACTTCATAATCAACCTGTGTTCGAACCAAAGAAGCTGGATCGTACGCACCCGAGCGCTGTGAACCCTCGTCTGATTCAAACATATGTTTGAGCTTCCATTTTGAACCCTGCTCAACTCTAGTTTGAGCTGCTGATAACGCTGCGGTAATATCTGCGCCAAACCTAAACTCTGAGCGTGTCCACAGGAAAGGTGTTTTGAGTGAAAGGCTTGGTGTTGCAGCTCTAATGAAAACGATGTCCCCATCTGCGACTCCAGTTGGTGAAGCAGTAAATACAATAGTTGTTGCAGTCAAAGAACTAACAGTCAAGTTCTCATAGGTTCCAGCTGAAACATCATAAATAGTCATAATGTCACCAGCAACTAAACCAGTAGTTGGTGCCGGATCATAATTTGTTTTGAGCGTAATAGTTGCGGTACTAACTGAGGCAATTTCACGAGCGATAAATGAACCAAGCGCTGAAAATTTAGGTTTGAGTACCATTTTGTTATCGTCAAAATCTGGTTCAATCTCTGAAATTTCACATCCAAAGTAACGCTCAACAACTCGACCTTTTTGAATATCAATAGTGTAGGCATTTGGATCAGTTGTCAAAGAAGCGGTAAATGGGTGAGTATATGGATCTGAACCTGTAGTGGTACCTTTGGTCAAGAACATATCAAAAAGATATCCTGCTGTGTTTGGTTCGGCCAAAAGGGTTGCTTCCCCCTGATGCTTTCTCATACCAAGAAGTGTTTGGAAACGAACAGATTTATTTCCGATAATTGGATTATCTTCATCAAGTGCGACATCTGTCGCGAAACTCTCATCATAGAGAGGAATATAAACATTAGGAATAACCGCAGTAGCTTTTGCTGACTGCTTCTTTACTGCGAAATATCCTTTGTTTGCGAGTTGTTCTGCCATATTATTTTACCTTTGGTAACTCTGGTTTAGCTTCAACTCCTAGTTTATGTTCAGTTTTTTTATCGTTCTCAGGAGATTGTAGCTCGAAGTTTCCGTTAACTACCTTTTCGCTAACCTCAAACTTCTGTCCTGCCTTGATTATACCAACTCCTATGAGTGTTTGAGTAGTGTCGCTAATATTCTTGTATATGTATTTTGCCATATTAAAATTGTATGAGTTATCTTCCTCAAAGTCAATTCACTTTACTACGTCCTAGCATCAATTGCTACTAATTCTTTGAATGTGACTTGAATATGTGCTTCTACTGTCAAAAGTTCTTCCGTCCTTGGTACAACACCTTTTCGGACTGATCCAACGTTCTCAATCATTAAATTATCGAGTGTGAAGTTTCCCCTGAGTATTCCCATAAACGAATTGGTTAAAAAATAACCAGTCGTTTCATCTCTGCCTTGAGCAATGGTATCAACTGTATTTTCAAGTGTTGCAACACTATCTGGCTTTCCAAAATCATCTTTCTTGTTATACACAATCTGAATGAGTATTTGATGTGTAACCTCATCCATGCCGGTTGGTCCTGTGTCATAGAGTGTTTCAGGTTCAGAAATAACCAGACAAGGCATTTTTGACTGAGGAAGTATTATGGGATCGCCCTCGTAGTAGCCATGAAAAGTATCCCCAAACTTGTCCATGAATAGTTGGAGTAATTTTTGTGGAACTGTTTTTTTCTGTCCTGCTTCTTGTGGCATAATATTATGATTTATTTAATCGTACCAGAACCGCCTTGGTAAAGACAGAAATAATTCTGTTCTCAGTGTCACCAGAGAAACCAATCAATTTTCTTTGAGGAATGATTGGTCCACCCAAATGATGATATTTTGCATAGTCTGTTGTATTGGCCACTGTCAAAACCATTGGTTCAGCATCGTACTCGTACCCTCTTTTGAGAGTACCGGTTCTTTCAAGTATACCTTTTCCTCCCCACTTTTTGCGTTTTTGCAATTCATAATAGGGTTTGAGGTTTACCCATCTTGAACCTAAAATGGCACCCTCAGTTTTGAAAAGTAATGATCCATAATAATCTTTGAGAAAATCACCAACTGTTTGAAGTTCTGGCTTGAAGTCCCTCATGTCATTGGTGAGCCTCCGAAGTGAAGCCATCAATGCTTTATCACCAGTAATTTTGATATCTATCTTGAGTACGCTTGACATTAGTATCTATCCGTAATTGAAAACATACGAGCCTCACTAGGCGTAGCGTTCTCTGCTGTTTCATCAGGATAGCCACGAACCTTGGAGGTTTGAGTAACAGAAACACCACCAGCTCCATCAATGAGAGGAGTATCACCACTTTCAAGTTTGGCAAGAATATCTCTGGCCTGTTTAATCTTTAATGTTCCATCTTTATTTGTTCCGTTATGTTCTGGTCCATAATCCATCGTTAACAGATACCCTGCTGCTAAAAGAATTACCGCATGGGAAACAACTTCTGGATAGGGAGAATCAAGAGGAAGTGTGTATCCACCAATTAACAGTGAAGCATTGACCTCTGATTGAGATTTAACGAGCTTTCCATAGACAGTTTGTTCAGATACCCATTTATTATTATTCAGCCCTGCCTCAGCCCTCACATCAACTGTATTGGCATATAAACCATAGCCAGCACCACGAAAACCAAGTGCTTCTGAGAGATTTGTGGAGCTAACAGCTGTTGAGTTATAAAAAATATACTTCCACCAATAACCTGAACCACCAGTTGTATCAGTTACTTCGGTATAAAGTTGGTCAGCTTGGAGGCTAACAGTGGCAACTAAACTAGAAAAAGAGGCGTCTACTGGAACTGTGCCATCAACATTTGTAGCTCGATAAATCTTGGCTTGGTTCGCCTTGATAATGGTAAGCGGTTCATTGTCAAAATGTTTGAGGCTGAGGTTAGCATCAAGAGTAATAGATAGCCCAGAAATAACGTCAATTTGTGCAAGTTGTGCTGATTCTCCACCTACAACTCCAAGAATGACATAATCATCAACTGCTATATTGTCGGTATTCTCCACAATTACGATAGCTTGACCAGCACTAGCATCAGCAGTAATTTTTGTTACTTCTTTTATGTTTGAAGCTGGGAAGTTTTCAATCTGAATTATTTCGCTTGCCATAGTTATTTCCTCTGTTTTAGTATAACACTTCCAACTCTTTGCTTGAGAGCTGTGATAGTTTTACTCTGCATTAATGTTGTTTTGAATACACCCAGTCGGGTAGGAATAGCAGCAATGAGTAGGTCGGTTATTGTTACTACTTCATTTAATGCTCTTGATACTGCACGAGCAATTGTATCTACTACTGTAAAACTCTCATTAAATATTTTACTTGGATTCTTTGATAAACTATCCGTAACAGTTATATTTTCGCTAATATTCCTGCTCACCGCAACATTTCTGGTATCAATAACAGTAAAACTCTCTGTGAGGCTCCTAGATGGGTTTTTAGCCACTCTGTCCACAACAGTAACACTTTCCCCAAAGATTCGACTAACAGACCTTCTAATAGTATCTACAATGGTCACAGCTTCATTCAAACTGCGACTGATAGCTCTTCTAATAGTATCAACAATCGTAAAGCTCTCATTAAAAATTCTGCTTGGTCTTTTTGAAATACTATCAACAACTGTAACGTTTTCATTTAGGGAGCGAGAGTTTTGTTTGGTAATAATGTCTACTATTGTTATAGTTTCGTTCAAAACAATAGCTTTTCCTGCTTGAGTAACAATAGAATCAACGATTGTAACGACTTCTGCTAAAGTTCTTGAAACAGTTTTACTAATCACATCAACAATAGTAAATGATTCATTAAATGTTCTGCTTGGTCTTTTTGAAATATTATCAACAACTGTTACTACTTCGGCAAGTGTCCTTGAGGCTAATTTTGAAATTGTATCGACCAAAGTAACAGTTTCATTCAGTATTTTATTTGGACGCTTCCCAATGGTATCTACAATAGTCAAAGTTTCATTAAATGTTTGCACCAACAAACTTCCGATTCCTATTGGTCGGTTACGTTGAATCAAAGGTGATATTGGAAAAGCTCTGCCATGTCTCATATATTAATAATAACTTGCTCTATGTATTGCTTGACGTGCAAATTTGCTTTTGAAAAAGAGCGTTGCAGCTGGGCTACTAGTGGGTTTAATCGCTACAAAGGCTTGAGCATGAGGTGCTCCACTTCCCATATTATATGAGTGTGCTTGCGCTCCGGCTGACGTTCCAGCTTCCGAGGACACTCTTGTATTTTCATAGCTTTGATCAGTCAGGGTAGCATCTGCCGTCTGTCCAGTTCCCATGCCAGTTATACTTGCTTCTGTACAAAGTCCACCAATTAAAAAACAACTATCTGCATCAGTTGTAATACTCATGGCAGGTGCATATCCATTTGCAGTATCGCTATCTGGTGTTCCGTTTATTGGGGTTGTTGTGTCGGCTCCTGACAAGCGATATACAGTTAGTGTTGACTCGTTTATACCACTAGCAAAGTCTGCTATTACGCTTGCGGTAGTAGCTGTTGGAGCGTTTAATCTCCAGATTTCAATTCTATTTGGCTGTCCAGTTCCTCCACTGCCTCCCGCTGCTATTACCAGGGTAAAGGCTTCGGTGGTGTTGAACTTTACACTAAACAATGGAAGATTGTTTGTGTTTGAGTCTTGAGAAGTGCAAACGGCAATCAGTATGTCTCCTGCTGCGACTACTAATGAGGCAGCGGTTCTATCTCCACCTGAGCCTCTTTCACTAACCACCTGTTCTTTTACAATTGCCATGTGTTTAGTTTACACGTTTACTAGCCATTTGAGAAGAATTACGACAAAAAGCGGGAAAGCCCACTTCTTTAGAGGTGGGATGAAAGCGTCTACTTGCTTTATACTTTAACACCTGTTAATATAGCTGTATGCAAATTTTAACAAGAGAAGCAAAGTTATATCCATCTAAAAAACAAGAACAGGTTTTAGTTGTTTTGTTTGAAGATTGCAGAAAATTGTATAACACCATCCTAGAAACAAAAATCAAAGCATATGAGGAAGAAAAAAAGACTATCCATAGATTTGAGTTGCATAAAATGTTTAAAGACCATAATGCAAACATTCCCGCTACTCTGAAACAAAGTATCGCAAGTAGAGTTAATACCGCCTATGATAGGTTTTTTAGAAAGCAAAATAAGTTCCCACGATTTAAAAGTAGTAACCGACTAAGAAGTATAGAATTGAGACAACACAACATAGACTATCGTATCAAGGGCACGTATTTATCTGTTTGGAAGGGCATTGGTCATATAAAAACACGAGGCTTACAGGAATTAGAAAATCCCAAAGGGGCAAGAATAGTAAAGCGAGCGACTGGCTGGTACATCCAAGTAATGGACGAAGTTGAAGATAAACAAATAAGTGAAAACAATAAACAGGTTGGAATAGACATGGGGTTAAAATATTTTGTAGCAGACAGTAATGGTAATAAAATTGAAGCCCCTAAGTTTTTTAGAAAATCACAAAAGAGGCTTAGGGTTCAACAGAGGCAATTGAAAAACAAAACTAAGTTTAGCAAGCGGTGGGAAAAGCAAGGTTGGCAAATAGCTAAGACGCACGAACGTGTCGCTAATCAAAGAAAAGACTGGTTGCACAAACTAAGTCATAAGTATGCGAAAGAAAACGGGACTATCTACGCAGAAAATCTAAATATAGCTGGAATGTTAAGAAATCACTGTCTCGCTAAAAGTATCAGCGATGCGAGCTGGAATATTTTTTTGAATATGTTGCAGTACAAGCTGAAAATGCTGGCTGGGACATTGGAGTTTGTACCTGCTCACTATACAAGTCAGAAATGCAGTGCTTGTGGAGAGTTGGTGCAGAAAAGTTTGAGTGTTCGTACTCATTTATGTCCCCATTGTGGCTTCACAGCCGACCGTGACACAAATGCTAGTTTAAACATTCTTCGGCTCGGACAGAGCCGTCAAGCGTTAACGTATGGCAATAGCCAAAGCGTAGCTTGAAGAACCCCATCGGCTTTAGCCGTGGGAGTATGTCAGGAAGATTAGATTTCAAGCCATACGGAAATAGCAATATGCCTAAATCTCGCATAAAATGTAGGCGTAGGCATTTACTGCTGTTCCCGCTGTTACTCTAATTCTTGCAAACTTTCCTGCTTGGATAATTGGCTCTCTGCCAAGTGGAAATTGTTTTACATATTGGTTTGTTGGAGCAATGAGTTGTGGGTCAAACATTCTGGAAGTAGTTATTGTACCTTCTGCTGTAGCAGTATAACCTGTAGCCGCTACTCCTACCTCAAAGTGGTCAGTTGTTGGGTCGCCAGCCATCAATGCCCCGCTGTCTAGTTTAACAATACCTGCTGCAACGTGAGCTGTGACGGTAGCTGCGACATCTGTTTCTAAAAGTTCAACTTTGATAGGAGCTGCTGCTGCGGAACCATCAAAAGAAATTCCCCATTCAACTATTTTGAGAACGCTAGTAGCACCTGCTTTTATTTGAAGAAGTGTTTTGATTGCAGTTCCGGTAGTAACTACAACTTGAGCTGCGGTTGTTGGTGATGGTCCATTAGGAATTAGATAAAGCATTTTATTAGTCTACGTCGAAGTTCCACGTAATAGTCAAACTGTCTCCGTTGACTACATTTAGTGCGGAAAATACTTGACGTGCTAACAATACGCCTACTGAAGCTGCATTTAGTACGCCTGATTCGGTAACTGCAGCCGTTCCTGAAACAGTAAAGGTGGTGGCTAAAGTTGCAGTATCGTTAGTCGTGTCTGTGGTTGTTCGGGAAGCACTAGCTGCAACTCTGGATAGACCAGATGCAGCAAGTTCTGTCTGTAGAGTTGTATCACCAATTGCTGCTGCGGTTGCACCTGTTCCAACTGCAATAAAAGTAAAGGCTGCCTCTGCACCTGATCCATTGATACGAGAAGCTACGCCAGCTTTACCAGTAGTGGTAGTCAAGTTAGAAATTAATCGAGAATTGCCCCAGCTTCCAGTAATCATTGGGATTCGGATACCATAGGCTGCAATATGATTCAAAAATCCTGCTTTTACCTGTGCATTCTCATCAATAGGTGAAATGAACTTGCGCAGAAAACGAAGAATAGACTGACCGAGTTTGTTCTCAGTAAAAATTGGCTTCACATTACCGTCTTTGTCCTTTAATTCATAAAGAACATTGAGCTTTAATTGAAATCTGCCTCGTAGTGTATTATTGTTCATATTATTCTATAACTTCGTTTACAAGTTCCTCTCTCATTGTATCTAGTTTTTTTTGTTCTTTCAACTGTTTTGTATTACGCTTGCTATCTAGTTTAGCACTTTCCTGCTCTGCGTTAAATAAATCAAGATACTTTTTAATTTCACTTTTAATTTCAGCACTTTTCATATATCCATCAAAGGATAATGAGCGAACTTCTTGAATATCCCCACTCTCTAAAATAAACCCAACAATAGTATTAGCTTCATCTTTTTTTATGTCTGTAATTTGTGCTGTATACATAATTTTATCTTTCAAGCAATAAAACAACTGGAATTGGTGCTGCTGCTGCTGTTTGAGCATTACTTGCCGTAACAGTAATATTTTGAACCCCATCTAGCGGTACTCTCAAGGGATAGTTATTTGCATCAATAAAAGCTGCAAATGATGCACCCTCAGCGATTGTCGCTTTGGTGTAAATGGTTGCGCCTGAGCTACTGGTGTCTTTAATCGTGATAGTGAGGGTTGTGGTGCCAACAAGAGCCGGAACGACTGCTTTTACACCTACTAGGAAGCCATATAAAGCGGTTGTGTCAGCATTGGCGGTTGTGCCGTCAGCAAGGATAGTTATTGTTTGTGTGTATCGTTTGACTGGATATTTCATATTAGTTGTTTGCGTATAGCAGGCACTTCAAATTAGCCTATGGATAAATGATACGAGAATATTGAAAAGAAGTCAATTACTTTTGAGGAGTTGGAGTTGAGGTTGAAGCTGGAGATTGTGAGCCACCGATTGCTCCGCCTTCTTCGGAATCTTCGCCTTCTTCATCAGTTGCACTGGCCTGGATTAACTCAAAGATTTCTGAGCGAGTCATTGTGTCCTCTACTTCAACACTTTTTGCACGAGCAAATCCGAGTAAGCGAGTTTTTGACCATTTTACGGTTGGTTCAACACCTTCCATTGGATCTGTGTTTTCTTTTGCAGTTTCTGTGGAATCACCTTCAAGCGTTTGGAGACTTTTAGCTTCTGACTTTGATTGAGCGACACCTGCATCGATTAGAACTTGTGCCTGATCTTCAGAGATACCTTGAATAACTTCACCTGCTTTATAAAGCTGTCCGTCGTGTTTTACTGAAGATTTTGCAATTAACATAATGTTCTTTATACTCAATTTATACTAGGTTGTCA